GTCTACAATATTGTTGTTGTACGTGGCTGCTACAGGATAGTCTCGCAGTCCTGAGTCTAACCAAGCACTACGGGCCATTGTTCCGTAATACCATATGTCTTGGTCGTAGTTATAGACTACATACCGATCAACGGCAGTTGTGCTGCTAGAGCAGTAAAACCACCACACTTCTCCGTACCCTTCGTTTGTTCCTGTAAAGACCTGAGTGTACTGTTCATCATTAAAGTCGTTAAACACATACTTCTTTACATCACAACGTAAGGATTGAATACGTCCATCGTACTTGTAAAAACCCCCTATACCCATCCAATAAGCAACATTGTTGACGTAAATACAGGCGTTAGGAGAGGCTACTGATATGTTATCGCCCAACATCTGCGCTCCCCATACAATAGGCGCACCTACGTACTGAAGCGAATACATGGCTGTATCTGACCAAACCAATACTTCCTGTCTTCCCTGTATTGCTGCAATAATCTCTGCCCCTTGAGAAAGACGTAAACTACCTGCCTGATTGGTAGCAGAAGGTGTCCAATTACCTGCATCTTCTTGGTCAGACCAACGAACCAACATGGGGTCTAATGTAGAGCTACCTAGTGGGTTAACCCCCATACAGAATACAAAACGGTTAATGTCAGATATAAGTATGTAATTTTGAATAGTTGGGGTATTAGATGCCCCACTAATGGTAGACAACGCTACAGCCCTGTCTGTCCCTAATGTCTTAGTACTAGTGTCCCAGTAATAGATGTTGCTGCCTCTAGCACCGAAAACCAAATCCTCACCAAAGTTACCTTCACTCCAGTGCCTAAATGAGTCTGTAGAAGATCCTCCTACACCCCATGTACTTTCGCCCCAAGTACCAGCACCCCATCCAGTTAAAGGTGCCCAAGTCTCAGGGCCAGTGTTTATCTGGTATTTAGCAGTTACAGAACCGCCTCCAGTAGCCGAGGAAGAAGCCGCAGAAGTAAAGGTAATCGTATAAGTGTTTGCACTCGTCTCTCTAGTAATCTGGAACTCGCCGGTTATGGTTATCCCGCCAACCGCAGAACCACCACTAAACGTAACAAAATCACCGTCAATATAGCCACCTGCGGCATCTGCTACAGTAACTACGGCTGAACCAGATACTGTAGTAAAAGGATTAGTAAGAGATACCGTAGCTCGTAAAGGGGTAATATCGTAGTAAGAACCCCCTTTTTCTATGTAATATTTAAGATTAGTGCCTAATCCTAAGAGTCTTTCGCCTGTTAATGTAACCCATGCAAACAGTCTTCTACATACACCAAGAAAAGTACTAGAAGATATGCGTTCCCACCCACCTATTTTTTCTGGTGTGCCTTGACGAAATCGTACTTTATCGCACTCGTACCAGCCACCTTCGCTTGTGTAACGGGAGTTTTCTCGATTTACTCCGGGTTTGAACGCTAACTTCTGAAGGGGCATTACTGATACTCTCCTGTTCGTATCATTTCAGTGACTTCTGGAGCGCGACCCTTAACCTGTTCGGCCCATCTACTGTCCATAAATTCATCAGCAGCGCGGTCATAATCTTCAGTAGCCATAGCATCAAGAGCCTTCTTAAACCCTCGTAATCGAGTTTGACCTAGATTAAACGAGATGTCTATCATAGCGTGTTGTCTTACTTCACTAAGCCCACCAAACCAGTAATACTCGTCATTGAGTTCGTCTTTTACACGTTTAATATCGTTATCTAGCAGGTAGTCTACTTCGTCATCAGAAAGACCTAACCCAGAGTCTGCGATATTACGGCCTACGCCTATTGTTTCGTACCCTTCACTACATAGATACACAAAGTTCTTAACACCCTCGTGCCTTCTAAGCATTTTTCTTAGCTCTTCACTCATCAGTTTCAGGCTCCTCTTCGTCCAGTTCTTTGTAGTATTTTAAGATACTAAGTACCTGTCGCAAATACCTTTTTACTTCTGCCATATTGGTTGAAAGGTTCTCATAACCCTTAGTTGTTAGTGCATACCAGACGTTTGTAGGTGCATTACCTTCATTTAAATCGTCAAGATACCCCTGCATTAATTCTGGATTTAGTACTGTCCATTCTACTGGCACAGGGTCTATTTCATTAGGCAGTGGGGGATGGTACATAGGTGCTTTCTTAACAACTGTTACTACTTCTACAGGGGCAACTTCAGGAATATCCCGACTTGACCCGAACATAGAGCAGCCGCTAACCAGCAGAAGTATTAGTAGCAGGCTCAGTTTCATCAAATTGATACGGGTTAGTGATTGTTTTAAGGTCATTTAACACCTGTTTTGTGCCTCTGTTTATTATGTTTTCAATAAGCTTAGGCTTCCTGACTGACAGCACATCGAGTGAGTGCCGCGAAAACTTTTTTCTAATATCGATGACCTCGTTCTGCGCTTCCATGTTTTCTTTTTGTAGTCGTTCTACTTGAGCAAGCATAAGGTCATGGTTTTTAATAGTTTGTTTCAGGTTGTCGTTTTGTTCTTCAATAGTACTTTCAAGCGTTTTTTGGTTCTGAATTGACTGTTCTAACCTTATTTGAAACATATCCAATTCAGCTTGTGATTTGTCATAATAAAACTTAAAAGCTCCAAGCGTTAAAGCTAAAGCCAACCCTAATCCTGCACTAATTTGCCACATAGTTTACTCTTGGTTATGGGATTTCAACTGTTGCTGTCGAATCCATTCTTCAATTTTTTTTTATCTACAGTTTTTTGTTGCGCTTGTTTAGCCATAATTATACCAAATAATTAATAGAGCTTTCTTGTCTGGCTCGTTCCATTTGGACTTTGCCATTCTTTGCAATATACAACGTAGCATTTAATTGCTCTACTCTTTGTCTGCGCTCTTCAACTTGCAGATCATCCATAAGTCTTTGATACTTTTGCTCCGCCACTTGCCGCCAAGCAATCTGATTTACTGGTGTTGTTGCTCCTATATCCATATTTTATGTCCTATCTTTTCACTATCTTCTAAGTCTTCCCATTCAAAAAAATTTGAAGCGTCATTTTGCTGTATGCCGCGAAGATTTTCTAAAAAATTTATATCGTCCGAAACGATACCATCAATACTATCGAACCCCTTTTCGACAGCAACCATAACCCTTAACCCCCCATTAAATACTTCTAGCGATCTAAAATTATGGTTAAACCAAACTAAAATAGGGTGCTTTATCTCTTGTTCCATTAAGGAATAAAATCTAGGCTTTCTTCGCATAGTAGGTGCTGTCTTTGTAGCAACGTCTGACCCAAATAAAAGCTCATTTAACATAATTGGTTGAGTCTCTAGGCCATAATCTTCTTTAACCTTTAAATGGTTTTTCATCATTTAAAGATCAGTATGACCCCTCCAATTAAAATAAACGCACAAAGAATGCCAATAGCACTCACCCCCATAATTAAATATATTTGCCGAAGCATTTTCTTTCTAGCCGCAGCTCTAGCTCTTATGGCTTCCATTTGGCGTTTATGATTCGCTTTTTGCCTAGCTTTAGCATCTTCCCATCGTTGAAGCAAGGCTGGGTCGTGGATTATGAGCATATCGTGAAGCGACTTTTCCCACTGATCCCTGCGGTGTTTGATGGATTCCAATTTTAAAAGTTCTTGTGAGCTAAGGTTGCTGATAACCGAGTCTTTCTTTTCACGCTCAAAAGAATCTAAAGCGTCCGAAAACCCCTGCATCAATTCAACTGCTTTGCTGGCTCCATCTCCAACTTCATTCAATTTGTTTATGGCGGTAGATATTGTAGACAGGATTGCGCCTGCCGCTGCTACGCTTTCAATTATCATGGTAAACCTCTAGGGTTTACGAGACATATAGGCTGTAGCCCCGAAATACAAACCTATAATAGAAGCCTGACTAAGGAACAACATATCACTCAGTGAAGACAAAGTTGCGAGGCGTTCTTCTGGTACAAACGGAAACAAAGGTAATAGTGAATATAACACCATAGAAGACATAGCTACCCAAGCTATACGTCTTTGCGAATCTTGTTTTTCTTCTCGCAAGTCTAATTCAATCATTTGAGTTGCTCGCTCTAGCTCCTCATCGCTAACAGTGCCATCATTATCGATGTCATATTTAGCCCAAACTGAATCTTGCTGTAGTTTTTTAGTCATGATCCTTTAGTCTTTGCTGGCGATAAAACTCTATGTATTCTTCCCATCGAGCAAATCGCTTTTCTTCGTAAATATAAAACAATCCGTGGTATACGCTCATTACTAATCCCAAAACTTTTGGTTTGCTCCAGCCATTACTGGCTTACAGTAAGCGGTTATGTTGTGTTGCTTGATGCCCCCTCTACAACGGACATCTCTGCAATTATGTTCTATCCAATATGCAAACTGCTGGCAACGATGAATGTCTCGAAACAACATTTGCTCTGACCCCTGGGTCACGTTCCCCTCTATAACTGTAATCAGCATAAAGGCTAGTATTGTGCCTTTCATTCATAAAAACTTAGAAGCTACTATAGTTACGATCATAAAGGGATACACACCCCACAGTAACATTTCTAGCTTCTTAAACTTTTCCGATCCTTCTTCAAGTCTTTTCTCAATGTACTCGTATCGCAAAGCACATTCTCTTTCATGCGCCTTTAGTTCTGTACGTCTTATGTACATCTCCTCCAGCGAGTCAGACATTAGTCAGACC